GAAGATGTGGAGAATAACGGAGGAATGGTATGTCCGGCGGAATTAGGTTCATCCATACGGCTGACTTACACCTTGATGCCTCTGCTAATATCCCTAGCTGGAGGCTGATAGAGCAGAGGGATTGTTTGAATCATCTTAGGGAGTATGCTGCTGAGAAGAAGATTGGGGATATTTTCATCGCCGGGGATGTCTTTGAGAAGCATAATCCTGAGGATGAGACGGTAATCTTCTTCTTGACTTGGGTAGGTGAGTGCGTTAAGGCCGGGATTCGTATTTGGGCTATACCGGGCAATCATGATGCCAAAGATCACGCGAATCAGTATAACTCTATGACTCCTATGGTCAAGACAATGGAGATTGTAGACGCTGAAGCAACTAAGGGCTTCAATATCATCGACAAACCCCGGCTTTTATCCCACGGACCTTTTGCTGGGTACAATATCTTCTTCTTGCCGTGGATGAGAGAGGCTGAGTATGTAGCAGTCCTTAAAGCATTGCTGCCGAAACATTCTACAGGTATCAATATTTTAGTGACGCATGCCTTCATTAAAGGCTCGGTTATCGGGGATGGCGGGGTGAAGCTGAGTGGTGGGATTCCGCTTAAGTTGTTCAAGAAGTTTACCTACGTAGCGTTGGGCGATATTCATCTCAGACAAGATTTTGTTTTACCTCTTGGAATGGCCCATTATTGCGGGTCATTCTTTTGCGTTGATTTCTCGGAGAGGAAGGAGTTCAAAGGCTTCCTTGATGTTTGGATAGATACAGGAGGAAATGTTTTTGTCGATCACATCCGGAACCCTCATATAATCTGGACTCAAAGGAGAATAAAGCTCAGCGTCTTACAGAAGGTGGTTGTTTCAAAGGAGTTGTTTGCTCGTAAGTTTCCCAAGAAGACGTTCAAAGGCAAGAAGGTCAAGCTTGTGATTGATTGTGAAGGAGGTCAATCCAGTCAAGTCCCTATAGACGAACTTGCAAAAAGATCATTGAGCCTTCCTGTAGTTGAGTTTACTCATGAGTTGAAGAACACAGGCTACTCACGCCCAAAGAGATTCAAATCCAGAAAGACCGGGGCGATGATGGATGAGTTAGTTGACGGGGATGAGACGGTTAGAGGCAGGAAGCGCAAGTCAAGAGCCAAGAAGGTCGGCAAAAAGCTATTGGGGAATAAATAATGAGACTAGCCCACGTAGGATTACACAACTTCGCAAGCCATAAGAATACAGAGATTGATTTCCCTGAAGATGAGAAGCTGGTCCTGATCCGCGGATTGAATGGGACAGGTAAGTCCTTTCTTATGGATGGGGTATCATTTGCTCCCTACGGTAAGGTGATGCGTAGCGGGGAAATGGTGACTCCGAAAAGGCTTGTTAGAGATTTCCAAGATACAGGCCACGCAGAGATAATCCTACAGGGCGAGCGCGAGATGAGGATTGAGCGCAGGATGGGCAAGAAATCCTCGAATGTTCGATGGTGGATGGATGGAGTAGAGGGCAAGGGCAGGACGAATAGACAGAAACAACCTTTGATTGAGAAGCAATTAGGATTCTCGTATGAGTCCTTTATGTCTGCCTCTTATCTGTCTCAAGGTAGGGTTGGAGTCTTTACTGATGGAAAGAGTGCTGATAGGGTAAAGATTCTGACTAATGTTCTCGACCTTGCTTCCGTGGATGAGGCGGTTAAGACTGCTAAGAGGCAGGTTACGGTTCTGACGGATAGAGCGGAGTTGATCTGTGGTAAGATCGAGTTCCTTGAAGCTGAGTCAGAGAAGATCGGATCAGCTGAGAGTATCGTTGAGACTATCCAGTATATGAAGGATAAGAAACGGATTGAGGAGCGTGAGTTAGGTAGGCTTAGAAAGCTACGGGATGCGATTAGTGATAGAGAGGAAATGCAGCGCTCCTACAGGGAGAACATAGCCTCTCTACGGTCGATAGTCGCGAGTAGAAGGCAAGCGATTGCACGGCTTGCTAGGGAGATGGCTCACGACTCTGAAGAGCGGCTTGCTGTAACTAATAAGCTGAAGCCTTTGAGGAGGGCAGCCAAGAGGGTTGATAGGCTGAAGGAGTTGCTTAAGGAGCATCCTTATCCTCAAGAGGAAGTGGATGAGCAGATAGACGCCCAAGCAGAGGTCACTGGACTTATCTTTGCGGTAGAGAATCAGATAGAGAGATTCAAGCATGTGATGAAGAAGGGTGGCGATTGCCCTACTTGTGGGCGTAGTGTTGAGGCCGGCCATTCAGAGATAGAGATTCTCATAAAGGCTTTGGAAGCAGAGCGGCGTGATTTAGCAAAGCAAAAGAGAAGGCTGGATGTACAGAATAAAGACCTACAAGCTAGGGTTGAGCAACACACAGAGATCTCAGTCAAGTTAGGTAATACGAAACGCCAGATAGAGCAGAAGACATTCTTGGATGATCAGGATGAGATGTTCGCCAAGAGAATTTTCAATAAGGGCGTCCAGAAGCGAGATGATGAAGGTGAATTGACCGGGGCTTTATTGAGGATCAAAAGAGCTAAGGCCAACTATAAGAAGGCAATGGCTAAGTTCTCTCATCTGGATGAGTCCTTGGATGCTTCTGACCTCAACGAATCTATTGAGGCCATCAGAAGTAAGCTAGGAGCAATGGCGTTATCAATAGAGTTTAATCAAAAGAACTTGGCTCGGTCTAAGCAGATTAGAGAAGAGATATCAAGCTTCAAGGCTCAAAGGAAGGCTGCCTCTGGTTCTACCTACTACTATGAGTATTGGGTTGATCGGTTTCCGAAGGTTAAGTTAGGCCTGATTGATACTTTTATACCTCAGATGGAGGCAATCTCCAATACTATCCTCTCATCCTTTACTCCTATCAGGGTAGAGTTCCCCACCTCGAAAGAAAGACAAAAGGGTGGAAGGATGGATAGCTTTAGGATAGTGGTATATAAGGGGAAAGTTGTCCGTGAGTGGGGAAATTGGAGCGGTGGTGAGAAGAAGCAAGTGGCCATAGCGATCTGCTTAGCCATGAATACTGCCCTCTGGAATATGGGATTCGGATTAGACTTCATCTTGATGGACGAGGTATTCTCCGATCTTGATGTAGAGAAACGCCCGAAGGTGTTGAAGTATCTGGTCGAGTCAGGACGGAATGTATTTGTAATCTCTCACACGGATATCAACCCTGCGTTCTTTGACCGAGTAATCACCGTAACTATGAAGAATGATATCTCAAGGATAAATGGATGAGCTGTCAAGGTTTATGGGAGATAGGAGTGGCCATCGGCGCAATAAAGCCAATACTGCCTGCTGATAGAGGCGAGTGTGAGATCTGTGAAGAAGACGCTGATAGATATAAGTTTGGCGAACTTCTTATCTGTGATGATTGCCGCCAAAGATTGAAGCCTAAGCCGCCAAAGGGTAGGTTGTTCCGCGAAGGTAGCATTAAGGATGTCAAGCAATACTATGGTGATAAGCGATATAATGGCTAAACGACTCCATAAGTCCGACAGGATTAAGTTTGAGCCAGACGATGGATTCTTCAAACGTCACGGCAAGAGGATTCGTTGGCTCTTATCTGAGCCTATGAATAGCGAGTATCTGTTATACCTGCGTCGATATAGTAAGAGTGGCGAGGTAAGCAGAGAGCAGGTCGGCAGGAGGATTGGAAGGCACCCTGCTCAAGTCGGCCGCTACGAAGGGATGGGGTATGACCGTCAAATTCCTGAGCTCAGAGTTCTTAGGAAGATGATAGTTGTTCTTCAAGCTAACCCTTTAACACTTCTTAACCTCCAGCTTCATTTTGATAATAAGCAGGAGGCGTTAGATTGGATCAAGAGTTGCTCTGATTCCAAGACTAAGGAGTTGTTGGATGGCACGCAAGAAAGCGTCTAGTGGTTATGAGTTCGAGGTTGAGCTGGCTAAGTTAGCAGAAAGGTTCTTGGGCAAATATGTTAGACAGAATTATCGCGTCTTTGGATCTGGACGTAATAAGAATGCTGTATTCTCGGGCGGGGATGAACGCCGATTGGGTGATCATTTCCTTGAGGTTAAGACAAATAAAAGATTCCTATTCCCTTGGAAGATCAGATTTACCACCGAGGCAAAATGGTATTCTACTAAGGGAACGGTAAAGTCGGTGGCGATTCAGAAGGGATGGCTCGACCAATGTCGCCACGAAGCAGCCGAACAAGGATCGTTTCCGATATTCGCAATCAAGTTTAAGGGCCAGAATAAGCGCAGTAAAGAACTGAAGAAGTATAATTGGTATGGACGAGATGCGAATGCTGTATGGTTCGCTATGCCGGCCAAGCACTTCTTCCTTCTTATACTGTTCCTTTTAGGCGCAAGATTGGGGGTGGATCTACGTGGCCAAGTCAAAGATGTCGAGACAAGTGAAGCGATCTCTCCAAAGGCAAAGCGAAAAGGTAGATCAGACAAGCATTAGTCCTGCTGATCAGGTCAAGTTTGTAGAGAGTCAGTTCAAGCCGTATGATGATACGAATCGGTTGGATGTCTCTGGCAAGAAGATCAGATTGGCTACGTTTACCAACGATGGGACGATACGAGTGAGTGAGTTCGGCTTCTTTGAGGCGTATGTGGATACTGAAGGCGCTGTCGTTGTCGTCCTTGATCCCAAATCCAAAGCAAATTCAAGGACGTTCGGGAGGAAGTGAGAAATAGAAATGAACCGGCAACTGTCTATCGCGACTCTGAGGGTGTTCCTGTTCGGAACCTTTATGATTACTTCAATCATCTCTCTCGTGGTGAGGTTGATATGTCCTCTGCCTATGTAGGCTGTCCGTCTTGCAAGCGTGGTTTGTATCTCAAATCGGCCGGGGTGATATGTCCTCATTGTGGCACATACTTTAGCTTGGAGTCGTCAGTCGAACCTGACTTCATACCTCGTCAAAGCGCCGCAGTGTTCGGTGAAGCAACCCAAGACCGTGCTGCCTACCGAGGCTCTATGGAGCAGATGGCTGATGACTCCAAAACTGGAAAGGCAAGGGAGAAGGGTGCGAGCTACTACAGAAACAAATACCGACACAGGGAAGCCTTCAACAAGCTGCCAAGGTAAGATTCACGCATTCTTAGACGCAGACTTAGCCATTTTACAGGGCACCCCGGACAAAGGTGCCCTTTTCCGTCTCAAATCAGACAGGTTTGTAACAGCCAAGGAAGCCACCATCCGCAATGGTTTGCTAGTTTGTATGCGTAACTACGGTATGTTCAGGAGGAATTTGGGCAATGTTCCGACATATGCTTTTACAATCCAGTCAGGACTGCCTGGTAGAGATAGCAATGCCAGATGTGAAGAGTTTGGCAGCAGCAGAATTCTGATAAGAGTGAACATCGACCACGCTCCTGCTGTCCCAGAAGGCATGGGGAGATGGGATTCGAGATGGATACTCAGAAAGGTCTGCCACGAGCTAGCAGAGTATCAAGTTGTCCGTGCCCTTCGGTCTGTCGAGAGAGCAGCGGGCAAGGAGGAAGCAATGAAGATCATCCGAGATGCTACAAAAGATTACTACCCAGATGCCCAACCCTCCAAATATATCACAAACTGAATGCCCTGAGAGCGTGATTTTCTCCGGGCAATTTTTCTCAATTTACAAGTGAGGTAGGTCAGTGGCGACTCTACTACTCATCCCGAAGGATGGATATGACGCATCAAACGATGCTGATACATTTAGGAAAATCCCTGATATGGCTGCTCGGGCTGCGAAAGGGAAACAACATTTCTTGGTAACGATTGATCCGTCGGAGTATGAAGTATTTGCTTCGATGGGCCAATTTGAGAAAGTAGAAGTAGATGGATCTGGGATGATCAGGCTTAATATGACGATGTTCGAGCCTCCTGATGGCACGACATAATAAGAAGGATGTGCTACGGCTGATAACCCCTCATCTACAGGGGTTTGTTGATAAAGGACGGTGGGTTATGTTCTGCTGTCCTTATCATAATGATAAGAATCCTTCTTTTGGGATTGATACCAAGAAGGGTGGTTTCAACTGTTTTACTTGCGGTGAAACCGGATCTTTTGGAGATCTCCTTCTACATCTAGGGATAGAGTCCGATCTTGAAGAAGTGGAGGCGATGTCTGAAGGTGAGTGGACCGATGTTCTCGAATCCCTTGAGTCGAAGGCTACTAAGAAGGTAAAGTGGCCTGGAGAAGATATTGAGGTGAGGTCACCATATGCTGAAAAGGCCCCAAAGAAATACGCCAGATACCTTGAAGATGAGAGATTTCTTTCGACGTCTGAGGTTGTGCGCTTTGAAATGGGATGGTCCCCCAAGGAGCAGGGGAGGGTTCTTATTCCAGTCAGAAACCTTAAGGGAGATCATGTCATTTGGATTGAGAGAAGGAGAATTGACGGCGGCAAACCTAAATACTGGAGACCCAAAGGAACAAAGAAGGAGCTTGCGTTATATGGGTATTCAGATATTAGAGGACACGACTGGGTTGTTGTCACAGAGGGAATTTTTGATGCTATCGCCCTCTCAGCTAGAGGATTACCGGCGGTTTGTTGCTTTGGTGGATTCTCTGACTTCCAACGAAACGCAATCATCAAGCGTTTCGGAACTGTATATGTCTGCTTTGACGGAGATACCGCTGGTCGTGAAAAATCTAGGGAAGCCAGAGAGTCTTTGAAAGATTGCGGAGTCCGAGTTCGTAATGTGAAGCTTCCAGAGGGAAAGGACCCAGCAGATTATTCAGATAGAATAGCCAGCGAGTTGCTTGATCTGATGTAACAAAAGAAAGCTCTTTACTTTTCAGGCGGCATTTCGTATACTATAGTCGGTAGTAGAGAGGCTGTATAATTAGTGGCCGCCGTGGGAGATGGATAGGCGGTTGAGAAGCAAACCGAGGGGAGGACACCGTGGCAAGACGAAAGCCTGTGGAAAAGCTATCAGTTCGCTGGTCTGATTTACAGGGCGTAGTAGATGGAGATGTTCGGTCCTTCAGGAAAGTCCTTGCCTATATATCGTATGATGAACAGGGCAGGAACGTCTTGGAAGGATACCTCAGGAAAACAGAGCGACAGTTGAACCGCTTACCGGATTCAGAATACGGGGATCTTTTATCTGAGGCTGAGAAACAAATCTGGAGATGCGCAGGTCGGTTTCTAGCCAGAAAAAGATCAGGACAAAAGGGCAAGATAGCGTTCAGGATATATTACTATCAAAGGCTAAAGCAATGTTTCACTGATCGAGTCAGAGCTACTCAGAAAACTTCTGATGTCCATAATACCAGCGCTGCCTCCATAGACTCTATGATGGAAGACGCTGGTTTTGTCGTTCCTACTAATGATATCGGTGATATACCTGTTAAGATTGACATCCAAAGTAGGGTAGTTGAGCTTGGAAGTCATGAGAGGAAAATAGTCAGGAAGTTGGAGGAAGGCTGGACGACAACTCAGATAAAGCGCGATTTGATTGATCGTCTGGTAAGCAAGAAGCCTGGTCGTAACTACGATGACGTGGCGAAGTTGGTTAGGGCTAGGGTTGATCAATCTTTGGCGGTTATCCGTTCTGCGTTAGAAGATGTGTGGGCGGTGCGTAATGAAAATCATTGATTTCACTACTAACTGTGAAGATCGGCCGGATAGGGTGACTATCGAGACTTTTGTTCCGAGTGTTGCTCTCACTGGTGTGCCTATCAAAGAAGAAACGATCATTCGATTGATTCGTCAATACTATGCCGAAATGTTTGCTGGATCAAATGTGATAATGAAACGGCCTCTAGTATTCGACTACGCATTTGATTCTTGGAAGGGCTTTCGTTTCTACTGGGAGCTCAGAAAAGATAAGACTTGGGCGGAGGTTAGAGATCGCAAGATACATACTGATTTAGCTAGGCGTGTATTTTTAGCCGATCACGCTGTAGTCAGTGTATACCTTAGCGAACGAAAAACCGAGGGCGGAAGGTGTGTTAGTTGCGTATTTAACAAGAACATCCCAGAGGGGGACAAAGCCTATGAAGGAGTAAGGCCAGAAGACGGTAGCATCGGCAATGCTTGCCCGGTCAGGCCGAATGTTGTCGAGATCATCAAGGAGTGCCGGGAGTATCGACTAGATATTGTAGAATTCCTGTCGTTTGAGACGACGACTTCAAACCCCATAGCAGGAGTATTAGAAAATGGCGAAGGCCGATCTGGTAAAGAAGGCGAAGAAGTTGGGAATCAAGAAGGCTGAGGACATGACGGTCAAGGCCCTGAAGGACGCCATCGCTGCCGCCGAGGCTGGCGACGATGAAGATCTGGAAGATGAGCTGGATGAGGAACTGGACGATCTGGACGATGAAGATGACGACGAGGAAGATGACGAGGATGACGACGAGTCCGATGACGAGGATGACGACGAGTCCGATGACGACGATGACGATGATGACGATGACGACGATGACGATGATGACGACGATGACGACGATGACGATGACGACGATGATGACGACGAGGAAGATGACGACGAGGAAGATGACGACGAGGAAGATGACGAGGATGACGACGAGTCCGATGATGACGAGGATGACGACGAGTCCGATGACGAGGATGACGACGAGGATGACGACGAGGAAGAGGCTGAGGAGAAGCCCAAGGCCAAATCCAAGGGAAAGGGCAAGGCCAAGCCCGCAGCTGAGGAGAAGCCCAAGGGCAAGGGGCGTGGACGCTCGGACATCAGCCAATATGTCAAGCGCGCAGAAGGTCCGGTTGGTCCCGAGAAGTCCCTTCCCTGTTGCTCCCCGACGGCACCCTGGCCGACCTCCAAGCCGCGGAACATCGCATTCGCAGCACTCCAGGCCGCCGGCAAGAAGGGTCTGACGAAGGAAGACTGGATTGAGGCGGTCACCGCCGCGTTCAAGAAGGAGAAGCTCACCCAGTCGGCAACGTCCAGCGTCACGACGGTCCTCAAGGCCGAGCGCAGGATCACGATCGAAACGGTGGAGAAGAAGGCCGGCAACCGCTACAAGGTGGTTTGGCCGGTCAAGTCCTCGCCTGAGTTCGCGGAGTATGATGCCGAGCAGGCAAAGCTGGCGAAGAAGGGAAAGGGCAAAGCCAAGGCCGGAACGAAGGCCAAGGCAGCAAAGGAAGAGGCCCCGGCCGCAGAAAAGACCGCCAAGAAGAAGAAAAAGGCCAAGAAGTAGCAGCGCCCTGTTGAGAGCGTTTGATATACTACTTGGTCCGAAGGGACGGGTCGATTGACTGGCCCGTCCCTTTTCACAAACGAGGTCGCAATGCCTAGATTGGTAGTTATTGGTGGAGGTATATCAGGGGCCTCTATGTTCTATCATATGAGGATGAACTATCCTGAATGGGAAGTAATCCTCTTAGAGAGGGGCAGTGAAGTAGGGGGCATTAATAGGAACATTGAAGTAGAGGGGCTGAGGTTTAGCCTGGGCAGCCGTTACATCTTCGGACTTAATCCGTTTACCGTAGATACGGTGTTAGAGCTTGCAGGGAGCGATTGCAAGCTTGGTCAGAGCCTTCATTCCGTATTCTATAAGGGAAGGTTCCTAGACTTTCCGGTCCAGATGAATACTTCAGGACTATCGCTCAGAGAGAGGGTGGAGTGTCTTTGGGGCTTGTTCCGTAGGTCAAACAAGAAGGATGTATGGTCTTTTGAGGACTGGGCCATAGCAAAGTTCGGAGAGCCGATTGCGAGGAAGTTCATTCTTAGTCATGTGACTAAATGTTGGAAGGTAGATCCAGGTGAAATTGACTTTACTGGATCAGCAAAGAAGGTGATGGAGCCGAACGCAAGAGGGATGTTCTGGGGCGGCGTTCGTAGGCCAAAGCCTTTCGCAAACAACGAGTTCCTATATCCGGTTGGTGGAATAGGGACGATAGTGAATGAGATGATAGCCCGTGCTAAGTCTGGAAATAATATCCAGAAAGCTTGGGCTATTGATAGGACTAACTTTATGGTCTACGCAGTCGATATGTCGGAGAGAAAGGTTGTATCGACTGAGGGTGAAGAGGTGGAGTATGACGCCTTAGTCTCGACGATACCGATGCCTGGACTTGTAAACTTGATTCATAATTCGAACATTGGAGTGCCTCAGGATGTTGTGCTTGCCGGGGAGAAGCTACGGTTTAACTGTATGGCTTCAGTCATGCTTGCCTTTGAGGGAGATATATTGAATGGACGTGAAGAGCATTTCATCTATGTCCCCGAGAAACGCTACAGATTCAGCCGTGTCTCTATCCCAAGAAATTTTGACCCAAGTAGTTGCCCGGATGGCCATACATCCCTCCTTGTTGAGATCTCCTTCGGCAAGGAACAGAAGAAGTTATTGTTTCGTGAAGATTACCAACGGGAATTGGCAGTCAAGATTGTTAGGGATGTTGAGGCTTTATTTCCGTGTGAATGCGGCCTTGGCCGAAAGCTCAAAGGATTTGCTGTCGGAGTCATCGACCCTTCCTACATCATAACAGATGAGAATTACCACCCCGCAAGGAATAAGGTGATCGAGTATTTGAGACAGAACGACATCCATATGTTAGGTCGATTCGGGAAATGGGATTGGAGTCGTATTGAAGACACTATTCCTGAGTCACATGATCTATCTCATCGAATAGGAGGAAAGCCTTGGCTGGCGATGATGGCAACGGGGAGCAGTTGAGTGAGAGCCCTGCTCTGAACATCAAGAGGGCAGTTGAAGCAATGACTAACGCTTTAATATTCCAAGCATTAGTCCAACTCAAGAAGGGGTATGAGAAGACAGGCATCCAAGAGGAAGGCTTGGTTAGGATAGTCTACGATAGGTTTGCCGAGAATGCTGATATTAGTTTCGGACAGGCCTGTTCAATTTTCTACTATGAAGGCTCAAGAAGGTTCATGGAACTTCAGAGGAAATCGTCCAAGAAAGGCGGAAAGTGATATGGCGGGTGAGAGTATAGGACTTCAGATGTCGTCTTCAGAACAAGCGAATGCCCCGATTACCAATACTCCGATAGTAAAGTTGGTCCACCCACCTAAGCCGGAAGATTGCCTCCGCCAAATAGCGACGATGTGGCTCGCAGCTCACCACGTCGATCCGCTTTGGATTGTAGATGGCGGTCGAGCGTTCCCAGGATCATTTGATCCGGATCACGAGCAGATGGATGGTTTGACTCGCGGCGAGATCGAGAAGATGATCTGGGAAGAGGTTATCCCGATCCCGGCTTGGCAGACGGTGCTGGAGTGTGTCCGGTTCACGTTTGTGATCTATAACCTGAGTCGTCCGGCCCAGCAGCAGTTGACTCGACAGCGGCTCGGGGTAGGGTTCAACAACAATTCCCTCCGGGTTATCCAGCTGGAGACTTTCGCTAGGGATGGCAGGTATCGTATGCCGCCAAGATTCAAAGGGACTCCCGGAGAAGCAGTGTATCGCCACTCAATGGAGATGATACAGGGTGACTATAATACGTTGATCAGCTCAGGAGTCAAGCAGGAAGATGCCCGCGGCATTCTTCCTCAGAATATCCACTCCCCGACGGTGACGATGTTTGCCGACCTGAGGGCCTTGCTTAGCTTTATTCCCAAGAGACTTTGTTATGAGGCCCAGGATGAGATGAATGAAATGGCTGTGTCATTAAAGCAAGAAGTTGATCACTGGGACCATTGGTTCGGGAATCTTTTGAGCTTCCCTTGTTCTCGTAACAAGGAATGTGTGATCGGACCCGGTGCTGCTGAGAGGTGTCCACTTCCATATGAGTGGAAGGGCGGAGGGAACAAGGGGATTGTGATTACCTCCCATAAGGAGGAAGTTGAGTAATGTATATCTCCTAAAAGGGAGACATGATGGATCGTAAAAGATTATTACTAGCATTGAAGAATGCTACCGTTTGGATTACTGGATCAAGAAGATATGCTCGTAATCCGGAATTTGCTTCTATATATCCGAATGGTAAAAAGGTCCATATGTATTCCAGGGTCAAGATGGAGATAAGTTTAGGCAGGTTTTTAGGGCCATATGAGCATGTTCATCACGATGATGAGGATACTCTTAATGATAAGATGTATAATCTTAAACTGATGCCTATAGAGGATCATATTAAGTATCATGGTCTTTTGAGATCAAGAGAATGTTCAGTTGAAGGATGCAACAGGAAACATAGGGGCAAAGGGTTCTGTCTTAAGCATTTAAGGAGATGGAAGAACACCGGCTCCCCTTATTGTAGAATGAAACGTGGCCACGGCAAAAGAGAGGTTATTTTCGTAGGAGTGTGAGGATGGATCTTCTTCTAGTGATTAGTTGGTTTACAGGCATAATCTTCGTCACTATGACGGGGTATGGTGATGGGATTACAGATTCAGGGATCAACAAGCCAGGCTTCCACCTCGGGACTTATTGGGGGCCTTGGCACATCTGGAGTCGGCTTCAGTCAATCTTCTCTTTTTTGACTGGAGTCAGCTTTGCTGTTATGATCTTCATAGACTACAGGCTGGCCCTGTGGTCAGCGTTGCCGGGGTTGGTGCTGTTCTTCCTCGGCTTCAGAGCCGCGGTGTATCGAAACGGGAAGTATGAGCTATGGTATCCGAACGAAAAAGGAATCAAACGACTTCTGTCACGCTTACTTATAACAATTATCAGCAGGTTCTCGTCATAGTCTTGAGAGGAAAGAATCCTAGTGATTTGAAGAAGTTGACCCAAGGGGCAGTAAAGCTAGGCATTGCCCCTGAGTCTTCACTTGAAGTCAAGGATTCTGTTTGGGAGCCTATGCTACATAAGCTGAGGGCTGTTCATCCGCAACTCACTGTAGAGGAACGGGAGTCCTCAAGAGATTGGTGTTTGCGGCGCGGCGTTTATCCTGGGGGCCATTTCGATCATGAATAGGTATAAAATGGTGTCTGATTTGGCTAACGGAGAAGATTACTCATTTGTGTCGGAATTCATAGTGAGTGATAGCGAGACTGCTCCTTTGTCTCTTTGGCAGAAATTCTGGAATCTATTCCGTAAAGACAAAAGGCGTCCGGTAAGAATAATCAAGAAGTGTGAACTGATAGGGGTGAGCTTTGTCCAAAAGAAGGCGTAAGAAAGTAGAGCGTCCAAACGCTGCCATAACTGTAGATAAGAGGCCGAAACGAATAGGCCCCTCAAACCGGACAAGTGCGTCTAGAGTAACAGATTTCAATGACCATGTTCGGTCTACGGTTCCTTCTGATATACCTGCCTCCCATATCTGTAATGGGCCTACCCCTAAAGGCCTGTGTAAGATGCCGGCAGGCAAAGGAACCAGTCATCCCGGGGTTGGTCGGTGTAAGACCCATGAGTCCAGGACGACTCTTGCTGTTAGGAATAAAGCTGAAGGCCTGGCCGAACTTGAGAGTAGGTATGGGGGCGGACCACCGACCAGCCTCAAAATTAAGTATGAGGCCCTGTTAAGTGATGATGGCTTGATGGGCGTTCAAGATGAGATGGCTGCCTCAAAGGCGTTGCTTGCGGGTATTATGGATAGTATGGTTGATGTAGACTTTCAGTCAGACGAGGGTCAAAAGACCGCACTTAAGTTTTTGACTGCGTTTGAGAAGGTAGCAAAGCTCAGCTTGAAGCATCAGGAGTTACAGCGCAAGTCTGACTTCATTATTACCCTCCCTCAGTTCATGAAGATAGTTAGACAGATTAGCATGATTGTGACTGAAGAGCTTGTTTCCGTGGAGCCTGTGATAGCCACTAGGCTTAAGACAAGATTGGCTAGTGAGTTAGATATAACTGGTCGATCTGCTTTGGCTAACGAAGGTGCCGTTGTTGCTTCTTACGATGTGGAGGAAGATGATGGCTCGCAAGAAGAAGCGTAGATCAGATCCTAACAAGAAGTTGAAGTGCGTTGAGTGCAAGCAGTCAAGCGTTGGAAATGAGAGAGTGGGTTGGGTGTATATTGGGAGTTTGGGTGAAGTGAGGATGGTGAGTAAGACAGGCAAATTCTTCGTGTCTTTGGTGGAGAATAGTTGGGTCTGTTGCTACGACTGTCTCATGAGTCTTATGGAGCGGATAGTAACTGAGGATGACGAGGCAGGCAAAAACGTGAAGAAACAGCTTAAGTTGACTGGAGAGATGTAAGCAAAGAAAGTATTAGGAACACCCTCTCGACCATCGTATATTACCTATAGGATAAGGAAAGAGCATCTAACGGGTAGAGAGGGGGTGAGAAGGTGGCTAAGCGTAGGATCAAAAAGACAGCCCTGTCCACGACCAGATGCCCATATTGTGACTCCAAGTTGGATACACCGCTTGGTATTGGGCCAACGTCCAGAGATATGGTCAGGCTTGGGAAAGAACTTGGTCTCAGGTTTAGTGAACACAACCTGAAGCACTTTGTTCGTGAAGGCATGCTTCCTCGCTCAGTCCAGAGGCCGATGGTTATGGACGGGAAGCATACTTCGATTGGTGTATTCCCTGAGAAGGCAGCCCAACGTCTCAGGATCATCGCTAAGATGAAGTTGATCCACAAGATGTCCGAAGAGCAGATTAAAGTGAAGCTGAGAGAGAAGGGCCTGTTGTATGAGTAGTAGGAGCCATTTAATAGGGGCGACAAAAATTGCACAGGAGGCACCTTGCGTTTACAAATCGTCTGCTGTGCCTAGAAACCGATGTCGGATGACGATGTCGGGTGGCTTCTATTACCTTATATAAGGCCGGGAGAGGGCAGAAGAAAGAATGTAGTATTCACCCTTTTCGCTTTCTCCAGCTTCGTTGGTTTCGTATACTTTAGGTAGAGGGAAGAAGGACCAGCCCTCAAGGGGTCGCGAAGGTGCCGGACCCCAAAGGCCACTAACGGCCCACGGCATCGAAGCCAAAACGGATGGAGGTCCGAAGATGGCCGAAGCAACCGCGACACGTCGGAGCAAGAAGGGCAAGGCGGCCACGAAGTCCGTGGCCGAGGAAGTCGAAGATGTCCAGGATGAGCTGGAAGATGAGCTCGATTCCGTTCTGGACGAAGATGAGGTGGTAGACGATCTCGACGATGAGACCGAGGATGACGATGAGGTAGATGAGGACGAGGATGAGGATGAGGATGAGGATGAGGATGAGGATGATGAGCCAAAGGCCAAGGCTCCCAAGAAGGAGAAGAAGGCCAAGGGCTTCATCTGTGCCTCGGTAGAGGAAAAGCACCCCGGCGAAGCCAAGGAGTGCTACTCCGCCACCGCCCCGTTCCGTCAGTCTCCGGCCAGGAATGGAGCGTTCAAGACGCTTCAGGATGCCGGGAAGGCCGGGCTTGATCTGGAGGCCTGGATCGGCGAGGTCGCAACGTCCTTCGAGGAAGGTGGAGTTAGCGGGTCCGCAAAGGGCGCGGTGAGCTTCATCCAGAAGGCCACAAAGCGCGTGACGATCGGCAAGCTGCCCGACGGCAACTACGTTGTCGTGGAGCCGCTGGCGGACAAGAGCCGTCGGACGTTCAATAAGAACGGGACGGTGAGGAAGGCATCGAAGTAGTTCATTGAGGCCGTAGAGCGACCCCATTGGTCGGGAGACCAGCTGCGTTTCACCTCAGTAGCGCGGCGGCTCCCCTTGGCTCTACGGCCTCGTTACATTTTGGAGGAAAAGATGGCAGGCCACTTCAAGATGGCCAGTGTTAGAAGGATCAAGAGGGACGAGGGCAAGCGCAAAGCTACAGAGCGCAAACGACCTTCCGTTTTTGAGGATGACGTTGATCCTTATCCGTCAGGCAAATCCTTTTCCAAAAAGGAGATACGCAAGAGAGCAGAAAAATTGGCCCCGAAGAAGGGATGGAGCGTATCTCTTGCTGAGAAGGTAGTCCGTAGGGAGATTGCCCGATTGAAGGTGAAGATGCTTAGGATACCAGTTGGAGCCTTTACCGGGGGCAAGTTTACAGTCAAGGGCTATGTAATCAAATACAAGACAATCAATGTTCGGTTTGAGAACCGAATGCTTTGGAGATGGAGGGCCTATAAGTGTAGCTGTCCGGCAGGCAGTAACGGGCATAGATGCTGGCATCAGGACTATACTGACTATATGCTGGACGGGATGACTACTATACCGCAGAAGTATGGGATGTTTCATAAGCCAGTCTTGTTGGGAATAAGGAGGTCGATACGTGAATCCAAAGCCGGTGGAAGTTGACGGAGATTATGAGATACGGACGTTGACACTGACTCGTCCCGTCAAAGTAATAAGCTGGAATAAGCAAATCGAAGGTGAGCTTGAACTTTCTCCTGGGGAGTATGAGGTGCTTAGGGTCAAGAATCCCTTCATCCAGTCAAGCGTCCGTAGTAGTGAGTGGTGGGTGACAAGAGAGGCGAAGGGTATGGCTGTGGGAGCTTGGAAGCATAATCTCTTTGTAAGAGTAGGCGAAGTCAGGAAGGTAGTAGGCCAAGAGAAGGTGGATACGTTTTTCGACTGAGGGGGTAGCGCATATGATGGTCTGGAGGAATTCGGTCACTTGTACTCCTGACGAGCGTAAGGAGTTGCGTAATGTCCTTTATCTGTGTCTGACTAAGGCAATGGAAAAGGATGATCCGAAACGCAAGAAGTATCTGAGGATGTATAAGGCGTTCAAGAATGCTGATGAACGCCAGAAAGAGGACGATAAAGGCAGGTGAGGATTCACCTTTTTCGCTTTACTTCTCAGCGGACAAGGCTTACCTTTAGTTAGAAGGAAACGAGGCCCAGAAAGGGCTATACGGCAGGTCTACCTTAAGCCCAGAAGGGGGGCTAAGATGGCTGGAAAGAAAGAAAGGCTCGCAGAGCTACTCGAAAAATACCTACCCAAGCTCGCAGAGAAGGAACCGGAATACGTGAGAGAATGCCTCCGGCTCATACTGCGACGGTTAGGGTATCGCCAGTATCTCTTAGCAGTAGAGCAGGCGAAGAACCCGATTGAGTTCGGATATAATATGTATCTTTGGACTCAGGGTCTAGTGAAGAACGCCCGAGGGACAGGAAAGCTGACGAAGGGCAAGACATATCGGGAGAAGCAGATATCCAAGGGTTACTCGGAAGACGAGATTAACGAGGACAATAGCGCACCGTTCAACTCTAACGCGATGATCGAAGTTACTGACGGATGGATTCGATTGGGGGCGACTAAGAATGAGTAAGGTGACGATGTTTACCGACGCAGGCTGTAAAGGATCTTATGGGTCCTACGCCTACTTTGTAGATGAGTCCCTGAAAGGTTCGTCCTCCATCGAGGGGTTTGTGAATCCTACAAGCTGTGAGCTACTCGCGGTGATTATCGGACTGAAGAGGCTGGCCGGATTGGGGTATAAGAGAGTCCTAGTCAAGACTGACTCGCAATACGTAGAGGGGGTGATGAAGAATAGGGAACATTGGATGAAGCAAGAGAAGAAGAGTCACCGCAGGTTGGTAATGAGGCTCTTCAAGGCGATGGATGCTTTCGATGAGGTAACGGCTAAATGGATCCCAGAGTTTTCTGAAGGCGGGATTATAATAGCTCATAGCATTGCTACAGCGAGACTGAGAGAGGCGGTGGAAGTATGCGTATTGACCTCCTAGTTGCTACGGACCCGGCGTATCACGATGGGGAAGGAAAGATAGTGCTGTCTGGCCTTTTAGAATCAGGCAGGACTTCTAGACACCGGGGGGCTTCCAATGTCCCAGAGCAGTTTGTCGTTCATAGAGTCGATCCGAATGATGCGAGGTATCTGGGGGATTATTTTGTTCCTCGCAACGAATCACCCGAGGAGATGGTGCTTGCTCTTAGGTCGGCGATTGATATGTTCGAGTTGAGGGCTAAGCTCCATGGATAGGATAGGGGAGTTGATTGAGAAATACGAGGGTCGCTGGCCTCACGTGACCTATAAGACAATAATCTTCTGGGACAAAAAGATGAGGTTTGTCTTTTATGTCTTTGCTTACTCACTCGATCACGCCAAAGAGATAATCAAGGCGTTCGATTCAGAAGGGATGAGAGCTACGGCAATTAAGAAGTATGATCGGAGGCCGTCGAAGAACAGGAAGCATGACGATATAACAAAGCCAGTATTCGTAGTCTTCTTCTCAAAGTCCAAAGTCCTCTATAATCTCCACAGAAGCTGGTATGAGAACGGGAGGCAGTTGTGGCCAAAGTTGTAACAAGGAAGTGTATAGAAGTCGGTTGTGGTGAGAGAGTCCGAGTTAAATCAAACCTCAAAAGACTCAGGGATATGGAGGAAGGCGGGGTTGAGGTAGTCTACATTTTCGCCCGTTGTAGGGGTCATGATCTGGATTACAGGGAAATCATCGCAGAGGGAAAGGATGGGAGTATTGGACACAACAAGAGGCGGGAAAGAGCCAATAGCGGATTGCGAAGTGGCGGAAGCAAACGCAAGCCCAAAGGAGGCTCCGACAAGTATTTCAAGGGCAAACGCGGAAAGTCTTAGCCACGGGACGGTGTTATACCACAGGAGGCTGAGAAACGGGGATCGTTCGCCGTTGAGGTGTCGAGTTACTGGAGCATGTAAGACTTGGGTGACTCGGCCCGAGGATTTCAAAATTCCGGTGAAGTATGGTCTTCGTGATAGCTTCTACATCGAGCCTCATAACGCAAGTGAGTGGTGCTTAGACGAGGATGAGGCAAGCAAAAAAGAATCGTTGCCTGAGATACCGCCAGCTTAGTGACTTTCGTATATTTAGGTAACTCGAAAAGGAGGCGCGGATGAATGGAGTCAAGGAAGTCACGGAAGCTGTTGAAAGGATGACTGGGACGATAGTTAGGTCGGCAACTGAGGAGGTTCAGAAAAGATTCGCAAAGATGTTCGCAGCCAAGCGTGCTGAGCTCAACGACTCAATACGAGAGATGATCGACTTTATCCAAGAGAATGGAGAGGATACAAGTGTTGACTATCTCAAGGAGAAGTTGGTAGAGTTGCGCGCTGAGTTAGTGGATCTACAAGAAGGCGTTGATGAAAGCGCCGGGGTCTGGTCGGATGAGATACGAAACGATGTGATGAAGGTAATCGCCGAAAGGTTGGCGTCTAGGCCGTCGGAACCTATAGATGTGAGCGGTAATTAGGCCGATGCTAAGGCGTGTTAGCAGGGCGAACAGCTAGCGCCCGACTCGGAACCTAGCCCGACCTAGACAGCTTGTTACAGCGCTCTAACATAGAAGGAGGTAGCCAATGGGAATGGGTAAGTGGCTCGGCTACGTCCGTGGTAGAGTTGTCGAGCGTGAGTTGAGGATGAGGGACGGGCAGAATTATAGGAGGCAAATCTGGCACATGGACCACCCTACAAGGGAGCAACCTACTGGTTCAGTCAAGTTCTCTATTGTGGTTGATGAGGGTGATGAGGATGAGGATGTTTCCAAAGCAGATCCGATCCCAAGAATCTTCTGGCTGTTTATCGGATGTGTCTTGACCTTCTCCTTTATTGAGTTAGGAGTCCTGCAGACTGTCTATGCGATCTTGTTCGCAGTAGCAGCTGTAGTAGTTTCTCAGATCGTAGGTAGGGCGGCCAAGAAGAAGGTTGCTGAGATGGAGAGGGACAAGCCTACTGAAGATGAGCCGGCCATAGATCCTGATTATAGTGATCTGGACGATATTGACTTGGATTTGTCCGCAAAGAAAACGCTTTACTTTCCAATGGACAAGCCTTACCTTTAGTTAGAAAGGGAAAGAAGCCAACCCGAGGTAAGGAGGGCGCGTTGAGAAAGCCAAAGTGGGAAGTTTGGGACGAGAAGGTAAAGGAGTTCAGAGAAGCAACGAAGTCAGAGAGTCTAAGGATCTGGCTGAGAGAGCGGTATCGGTTTGTAGCGATTCGGTATTACTGGATGCCCTGGAGGTAAGGCCGATGGCCAAGCAGCCGAAATATGAGTTCATCTGTAACTTCTGCGAGAAGAAATTCAAGAGGACAATTCCTAAGAACGCAGAGATTAGGTGCCCGAAGTGTAAGGAATACGACGTTGAATTGATCGGGAAGGCAAGGTGAAAATTGGCGGGGCGGCGCGGGCCAAATCCGAGCGCTCATCCCGGCTAGAGTGCGGCGGTTGAAAACCCGTAACCCGCCCACCCCGCCCACCCCGCCATCTTTGTATAATTTTCCGATATACCGACGCCACGCAGGCCCGATCCTGGTAGATTCAGGGCCAGAGATTCGACCATCGGCGCGGTAAGATGGCGGCTAAGAGCCGCGATCAAGCGGCCACAGAGCCGCAGTTAGATTAATGTCCCTTGAAACCCTAAGCTAATAGACAAGAAAGAGAGGTGACGATATGGGCCGCTCCGGTTTATCACCGGATTCTTAGACAACCAAATTGAAGTGGGGCCCCGGTTGTGTGAGGATAGGCTACTACTCAATTATCACTAGATGACTACTAAAATTATTGATTGGTTGATTTCAGTATTGGGTGATTTCAGTAGGGCAGGGGCAACGTCACCCCTGCCCTACGCCTACATTTGGGAGGCTTAGATGACCCGCAAGCTATCTGGTTCGATGAAATATCGAAGCCACGCAATTGCTCATTGTAGTGGGTTTGAGTTCCCATTTGATATGCTTCGATATGATCACTGCTATCCTTCAGATTCGGAGAGCGCAGTCCAGATGGGCAGAAGCCCGGGTGATATTGAGCCCGGTGAAACGTATCAGATTCGTCTTACTCAACTTCATGAATACAAAAGTCCGAATTGGACGATTGGTCGTTGGGCGTCCTTCGGCGTTAGATTGGAGCCAGTCAATGACTAGTCCTGCGGTTGTTGTTCCTGCTTGTATGACTTGTAGAGATCACTCAGAAGAAAAGGATCACGCATCTGGAGTTGAGGACTGGTGCCACTCTCCGAAGATCAACTCAGGCTTGTCCCCCCTTGCCTTTGATGCCGACGAGATGTCTTCAGCACGCGCCAATGGATGGATATCCTTCAAAGAAGCCGACTGCTTAAGCACCCTTTCCTCTTTACTTCCCACGCGGCAAGGCTTACCTTTAGGTAGAAGGAAATCGAAGCCAACCCGAGGTAAGGAGGAAGTGATGGTTAAGACCAAACTACCGAAAGAAGCAGAGGAAGTAATCAGGAAGATCCTTGAATTTGACAAGGAGTATCGCCAGCCATATGGAGTAGGGTATTGGAAGGAAAAGGATGGCGGCTGGGTCCACGAGGGTTTTGGATATGATCTGATAGTCAACGACGAAGGTGCTTTCTTTTACTCAGACGAATATGAGACGCCGGTCACTTAAGGAGTCGGGAAAGTGAACGCTCAGGACGTAGTAGGGACGTTGACGAAGTTGGAGCTAAGGGATATTGCGATAGGGGCAGGAGCCCAGAAGCCAGATAACCCGAAGGAGTTATTGAACGGCGGCTTGTATCGTTGTGCAGAGAGAGGGGTGATGCTTACTAAGGTGCTCGATCCGAAGGCGTGTGAGACGCTGGAGAAGCTTGGTAGGATGTATCTGACGCAGCTTGGGATTAAGGGGTTCTTGTCCTACTGAGGAGGTAGTATGGATGAGCGTCGGGCAAGAGGCGATGAGATGTTCGCTGCGGGATGGAGATTTGCCCCGGCTATCGGATTCCGAAGCAGGGGCGCAGACAGGGATGGATGACGTTCAAGAAAGATGGAGAGGATGGGCACATTCAGGTCCATCCTGAAATCGGTGAGCGAATCTGTAGTCTTGAAGTAAAGGAGAGATGGAAATGAAAGTAATGGTAGTGGACGATAACGATGACGTCAGGATGTTCCTGACGGACGCCCTCAAACACGAGGGTCATAAGGTAGAGAACAGGTCGAATCCTGTTCATGCCTTAGACGTCATTGAAGACTTTGACGTCTTGGTAACGGACTATCAGATGCCTGAGATGCCCGGGACGGTATTGGCCCGAAGGTCGAAGATGAAGAAGAGCACCCTGAGGGTGATATTGGTAACCGCAACCCTTCTGAGAGATATAGAGGATCAGGATGCGGTGGATGCCATCTTCTCCAAGCCAATCTTCATGTGTCATCTTTTCGATTCGGTGAACGGGATATGAGTGAACGCACTAAAGCAGTCATCGCCCTATTATTGATCCTGATGCTCTGGCTCTTTGCGGAGTGGTTCGGGACTTGGCTGATAGGGCCGGACCCGTTTCCAGTGAGGTAATATGCCGAAGCCTGAGGAGTACAAAGCGATAGCTGCGTGGGGTAAGCATCTGAGATCGTTCCAGTATTATATCGCAAATGAGCAAAGGAAGGCTGCTGAGGATGATGCTCCGGTCAATGCTATCTATAAGGATATGGATGGCTCATGGAAGACTACGGACGTTATCACCGCTCCCGGACTGAAGGAGAAGATTGAGGGGGAGGCAGGGCTGATATGATCCGTAGGCTCTGGATTCGGATTCGTGTTTGGTTTACTCATCGGTGGGTGAATGTCTATCTTGTTGACCGGTTCTGCTACGGACCGGCAGAAGGGGGTGATTGGGGATACTACGGACTTCCGTATGAACTTTGGCCGGCTGTGAAGTGTTGGCCGTGGGAGGTGAAGAGAGTCCTAGCTAGGGCGAGATACTGGTGCGATAGGCAGAATCAAGAAAGACGTTCTGATATCGGATCAGTGCTGTCCGAAGGTAGGCTTGAGGCCTATGCCGAAGATCATAAGGCTGCTCCATGGCCTACTGGTCCTAGACATTACGAATAATTGCAGGCCTGTTAGCACGGCTCTGTTTCGGACCCGACCCGAGACTAAGCCCCGGTCGCCAAGACCGCTAGCAGGCCTGCATTTCGCCTGTAATCGAAGGCAAATTCCGTCCCGAAACCGGAAGATCGGAGGGGATTCCAGTCAGTCAAGATAAAGGAGATTGCTGATGACACCGGTGATGTTTGTAGGGAAAGAGGATGCTCTGGATATCGTCCACGCCTTGGTCTTTCACCACAATACTGTGAGATGTGAGGAATCATATTCCGTCCTGGCTCGGTTTGTAGTCGGGATGAAGAGACACCTCCATAGTGGTTATTTCCTTCGCCCTTGTAGTGTTGATGACCAGGGCAAGAAAGATTGCCACCGCAAGATGGAGTTGAGTAAGGCTGTCTAGGCAGAAAAAAGACTAGCTTCACCACGTGCCATTCCTTACCTTTAAGTAAGAGGAAATCGACGTCAAACGAGGGAAGGAGGTGATACGGATGTCCGAGATAGCGACAACCAGAGCCTACGGCAATTACGCGAGTCGGATCAAGTATGATGGCTCGATAACTTGGATCGCTTTGGACGAGGAAGATGGTGATCCCGAGGAAATTATCAGGAAGCATCTTCGGACGATCAAGGCGAGAAATGAGGACGTGGAGCCTTTCGGTCGGATGGAGAGAAGTTGGACGGCTCATAGTCCTCACTTCTACGTCGAGTATGGTCCGACGCACGAGGAAGATTGGGCGCACGACGCGATAGTGATTAGGATGTATGTGGACGGTCGGACGGTAATCACGAAGTCTTGGTAAGGAGGTAGGCGATGCTGGTATTCTTGAACGGGAAGGACCTCAAAAGGGCATACGACAGGGGTGTTCTTCCGATCACGCCAGAGGAACTCTCGGAGCAGGACGAGTGCGCCCTGTCTACCGGAGCGAAGATCAAGAGGGTCAATGCGATCGTGGATAACTACTCGGCGCAGGTGTGGACCCTTATGGGATACGCAGATCACAACTGGGACCTCTACCGGACGGTTGAGCTCCTGAAGGAGTAGAGAGATGAAGATCGAGACAAATATCATCGTCCCGAAAGAGATAGTGAACGCCCTGCTTTGCCTTCACGGCGAGGCAGCTGATACTACAGAAGTAGAGGCATCGCTGACTATAGACGGCGACGATCTGATACTGGAGATGGACGGCTACGGCGGGTATGAGATGATATTAAAGATTGGCCTACAGTCAGGAGCAAAGGATCGTCTTGCGCTCTTGATAGAATGCGGATGTTAGCCTGAGGAGGTGGTATGATAGTCGGTTTTACTGGGACTCGTCGAGGGATGACGACCAAGCAAAGGAGAAACTTGCGGGCGTTGCTAGAGCAAGCGACCGAGTTTCACCACGGTGATTGCGTAGGTGCGGATGAAGAAGCTTGCGTTATTGCAAGAGAGATGGGAATACGGACAGTTAGCCATCCTCCTTTGAATGAGAAAGGTCGGGCGTTTACAGTAAACGATGTAGTAATGCCTTCAAGGGGGTATTTGGATCGGGATCACGATATTGTGGATGCGTCAGATCGAATGATAGCTGCTCCGCTTCAAGCTAACGAGGTCCTGAGAAGTGGAACGTAGGCCACGGTTCGGTATGCGAGGAAGATGGGGAAAAGGATTGCGATGCTTAGTCGGTAAACCAGTCAGAAGAAAGGAATGCGGATGATGCGCGTGACGCTCAGACAGGCAAGTAGAATTGCGGACATGATTGAAGAAGGTAAGGTTGTAACGCTGTGGGAGCCGACCAAGATGGATGCTTTGCCTGAGGGGTTTATTGCGGGGACGTATCAGGCGCGTTGCGGGGAGAAGGTGATTAGCTTTGGGATGGATCAGCACGGAGTCATGAACACTTAATCAGTCAATTGCTACTAACCACAACTGGGAGGTGATGATGCCTTACAATATCAAAACCGATCCGCGCAGAGCAGTCCATAAGCGCAGTGTCCGCTTCTATAACAATGCTGGGATAAACTTCCCTGAATGTCGTAGCGGCGATTGTATGCTCAATATGGATTGCTCTAGCTGGAACATCACGACGGTTGATAGCGAGGTGACTTGTAAGAATTGTCTCCGTGAAATGGCTCGTTAGCATCACGCTTTTTACTAGCTTCACCAGTGAATTCTTCTTACCTTTAGATACGGGGAGAGGCCCCGCAAATCCGAAGGAAGGGAGGAACGTGATGGACCCGAGGGCGACCGCAAAGAAGTTGAGCGATAAGGGTTGGACGGCGAAGGCGGAGGCGTGCGAAATTGAACGTCTTGTCTATACCGGACCCGATCTGGATGGATGCGAGAATGACTTCCTCGCAGAAAAGATTGTACCGATGGCCGTTTGGCTCGAACTCGTTAAGTTGGACGTCGAGATTATGTCCGCGGACCTTTTGCCCTGGTAGGAGGGGAAGAGAAATGAAGGAACTAGCTGAGTGGTTGACCGACGAAGGATGGGAGCCGGGGGATTACGTGAAGCCTCCGAACGCGTTCACAATAGTGTGGCTTCCTGAAGATTTGAACGATCCTCGGTATGGTAAGGAAGTTCCGGTGTCGTTGGAGTTTTATAACGCGATGGACGAGGCATACAAAGAGAAGATGGAAGAGGCGATGAGATATTTCGATGCTGATCCTAACGGGTTTCCAGAAAGGCATATGGTATGAGGAGATTGTTCAGATGGATGTTCGACGAAGGATGGGAGCCGGGGGATATGGTTGGCGATAAGTATGAGCCTTCTATCGTCCATAGTGATCCTGATAATGCCGATGAGGATCTTGTCGTCCCGGTTCCGCGTGAATTCTATGACGCCTATGATAAGGCGTTTCTGGCGATGTTAGACGAAACTGACTGGAGTAAAAAATGAAGAAGGTCAAGCTGTACTTCGACGGGGTTGAGACGGACCCGACGCCCCCGGTTTGCCTCGGAGGGATGAGCCTAGATGGTTATCATCGTGATGAGAAGGGGTTCTACGGTGACTATGTCGCTAACGCGATATTCAACGCGCCTGACGGAATGAATCCGGATGAATTGATCGGGAAGACTTCCCGTGAGATCAAGGCGATGGATGGGATGACTTACCTCTACTGAAAGGAAACGACGATGAAGACCTTCGTTGAGAACTCGGAAGCTCTGAGTGCCCTGTCGGTGTATCTCTGGAGGGTGGCGAAAGGAGTCAGCACAAAGGGTGATGTAGAACTCAGAGTGAGAGTGAACGATGTAACTGAGGCCTGGTCTGTTGATTTCTTGGACGAGAAGGGCGAGGTGATTGCGAAGATCAATCACGGGACGCTCTACTCGTATGGTATGGAAGAGGACGTTCCTGTGGCGCTTGCTCGCGCTATGTCGGATGATCCGTTGGAATGCTACGACGATCATGAGGGCTATATAGTCAGTGATCTTTACACTAGAGTTGATCTACTACAGGATGATTTGACCGACTGATGTCCTTATTAATCACTAGGAAACTCAGTGAAAAAGCCTTACCTTTAGTTAGGAGGAAGAGCCTCCCAACCGAAGCGAAAGGAGAAACGTGATGAGCTGGACGCCGATCGTAGATCACGAGAGGGACGTTCCTTTGATGAATACTCGCGCTGACTTCCTCGGAGGGGGCCAGTCAGGATGGGATGAAACGAACCGTGAATATTGGGGGAAGAACATCGTAGATGAGGGAGAAGACTTCTGCGTAACGGTCGAGGCTACTTGCCGAGAGTTGATTCCTACGAAGGTCGATCTGTTTGGGGATCAGTTCTCTCTGACCTACGAACTCCGGTTCAACCGATACGTGGCTGTTAAGATCGGAGTCGGGTATGAGGTGACGAAATACGAGGATGAGTGGGGTCTGATGATCCTCGGAGTTACGACGGCGATGGGATTTGACTACGGGAGTAAGGGTCACTCAATCGAGTTTGCGAACGCCGGACAGAACGAAATGTTCGAGGTAATGTGGAGTCGGGATACTGACCCGTTGAAAGAGGAGGGATGATGGATGCCGTATTGAGAGCGAAGCTAGAGCGGATCGCAGTCAGTCTGGTCCTTAAGAGGCTCAAGGACTTTGGCTGGGAGATAATCAAGGTAGATGATGGCGGGGATGAGATGGAGAACGTCAATACGATTGATAACGCGATGGATGTTATCTTCTCGGTATGCGACTCGTGGGTGATGGTCGGGAAGAACGGAAAGGCCAGCTCAGTTCGTTTTGTCTTAGGGAATGATCCGGACGAGGTGGTGGCTGACTACGGAATCAATCTTGAGACGGAGTTGGGTGGGTATATCGGAGAGCGGCTTGAGGAGGCAATCCAAGCTAAGCTCTGCGAGATGGCCGGTATCTAACAGGAGGGATGTATGGCGGATTCGGTGGAAGAAAAGGCATTAAACTTGCTCGCGGATGCTGATAAGAGTATCGTCGGGCATGATGAGCTGTCGGAGGCCAATGCTAGGATAAGGATGGCTGACGTTTACGCTCGGTTGGCGGTAGCGAAGGCAATCAATCAACTTTCTACGGAGGTAGGATCTGGATTAACGCATATGGTAAATGAGATGTGGAAGAGGTAGCAATCAGTCAAAGGTAACTAATGCGGATTGTTGTTGGAGGTGAGAATGATCGGAGCGAGGGTTGATGCGAAAGTAGTCAAGACCGGAGTGATCTCGATGGATGAAGAAGGACTCATCTCTCTTGATCTAGTAATCACCGCGGCCTGTATTGCCTTAGGCATTGGAGGCCCCAAGGCAATCCTTAACCAAGGTCAAAGGGACCGATTGATGGGGGAACTCGGAAAGGAGATCCAAATAGGGAGTGGGACTGTTCACGAGAGATTCGTGAGGGGAGTGGATGAGGTAAGAGGTATGATGGATGATCTTATCCCGCTCTATGAGGAGGGCGATGGCTTGCCTGAGGAAGTCAACGACCTCGCCAGTAACTTCGTGAACGCTAGTCTCGTCCGCAAGGAGAGGAAGTGATGCCTAAGGTCCACTTGAAGGTTGCTGATACCGTCAATTCGTATTGCGGACTATGGGAAGGTCACCTTGATCCCTATCCTTTGCTCACTGATACCCTGAAGGACTGGGTGGCCGTAGAGCCAGAGGATAGATGCGCTCTCTAATGGTTGAGTGGAGAAGGACGGCTGGTCTGATAGCCAAGATTCTTCTACAGAATGGGAAGATATGACTGCCTCCGATAAGGAATGGATGCTCCGAGTATGGGCGCATAGCAGAGAAGGAGAGGTGAGGGTAAGCTCATTAGCAGAGGTAGCAATATACCCGAAGGGGACTTTGATGCAACCTACTCTGGGTGGACTATGCGACATCTGCTCTGACGAGCGTGGCTGGAAAGAGGAATACGAGGGTGAAGAGATGAGGCTATGTAATGAGTGTCGGGATAGGTTAGGAATGGGAAAGAAAGGAGGGCGGAAGTCATACAAGATAGGTATGACTGATAGAGTAGGTAGATGTCTTAAGGAGTGGTTATGTAGAGGGTATAACGGGGAGACTGCTGCCTCCTTCTTTGGCTTCTTGGGATTGGTTATTGTTCCTATATCTGCGTTAGGAGTAGTAGGACTGATATATGGTATGGCTTTGCTTAAGACCCTCGTTGAGTGACACCTCGTAGGAAACGCCCCGCTGTGTGCCTGATCGAATACCCCCGCAACGCAGACCCAATCTAGTTCCCCATTGCCCCGCTGAGTGTGTAACCTACCGCTTGACAGCCACCCACACATCCACACACCGCTGGATGATTACCAGATTGCCGACTGAGCGTTGGTTGATACCAGTCAGTGCTGCTGCCTGTGGTTGATGTTGATGATGCCACAATCAGTCAACGGGACTGCTGCTGGTTGGTGTTGATGAGGCTGAAAAGGGCCACCAAACACCACCAAACGCACTGAGACACAACACCTCTGACTGTGGTGTTTGGTGCGATTCCTAGCTCCCGTAGAATACACTTTCTGGGCTGATATCCCAGCATCCGCTGAGACAAGGTAAACCTGTGGATTTTGATGTGGAGAAAGAATCTTCGCCGCAAGCAAAAATAGTCCTTTACTTTTCAGATGGAAAGCTTTACCTTTAAGATAAGGAAAGGGCGGGTCCACCGCCGAGGGTCAGAAACCCGATACAAGGAGTAAGAAAATGGCAACCGAGACAAAGAAGCAGATCGTCCCGCAGATCGAAGAGAAGCTCGGAATGATGGCGCTCCCGTATCATAACGCCAGGTCGCCCTTCGCCCGCAGCGAGGGACGGAACGTCAGCTGGCAGGTTCTCCAGGACGCGGGGGCGAAGGGAATCACCTCCGCAGATTGGGCCGAGGAACTCGGCAAGCGGGGCATTCGGAACCCCGTCTCATACGTCCGGTTCGTCCAGAACGCGAAGCGGCGGGTAGTGGTGGAAAAGAAGGACAACGGAAATTGGGTGGCGGTCGCGCCCAAGAAGCCGAGGGCCAAGAAGGAAGTCAAGCCCGAGGAGGCCATCGAGCCCCAGGCAGAGTAGGTAGCAGAATCCCCTGCCTCACGGCGGGGGATTTTTTTTGCCTGGTCCGGAATCAGTCAGAGGCGTGGTGGTGGCTGGTGTTTGATCCGTTCTCAGAAAGGTCGAAAACCAGTCAGAGGCGTGGTGGTGCGTGCTGTTTGATACTAGACCAACTAGAGCGTTGTTGGTGGTTGCTGTACTGGTTGACACAGCAGATAAAGCCAGAGAAAAGACTAGGAAACTCAGTGTAAAAGCCTTACCTTTAAGTAGAGAGGGAAAGAACTCAAAACCCGAAGTAAGGAGGACGTGATGGATAAGCCTAGCGGCCCTAAGATAATGTGGTTTGTATGGCGGAAGTTCGCGCCTAAGACGAACGAGAACGTTGTGCTGAAGTTCGTCGCCCGACCGGGGCGTTGGCCTTTGAGCGGTAACTACGACCGGAAGTATATTGTGAACGCGATCTCGACGGTGAGGTAGTGTGATGAGACGAGTCCTTAAGGATGTTGTGGACTACGACCCAGAAATTCGCCGGTGTGTACCGGTAAGCGATGTGGTCGCCTTGTGGAGAAGAATCCTAAGGTGGTGGGAACGAACCTTTGCGGGGAGGACGATATGATGGACTTACTTAATATGAGTAGTCTTGACTGGGCTATCGTGTTCTTCTTCGTATGCTTTATTGTCGGGATGGTTATCGTAGTCATCGGAGATCTGAGGGCAATGAGGATGACAGCTAAGCGTCACAACTGGCGCGGGTAGTCCTTATCTCAGTCAACTAATAGACCTGGCCAACCAGTCACTTGGCCAGGTAAGGTAATTTCAGTCAGAGCGCAGGTGATGCTGTTTGGTGACCCCTAATCTAATTGTTGGTGTTTGCTGCCTAGAGAGAATGCCTTGCCCTATATCGTATGTTTGTTTGTGTGGTTCCAGTCAGTCAATTGTCTTTAGGCGCAGCACCAACCTCGATCTCCCTAAAGAGAAAAGGATCTTTTTCTCTTAAAGCTATAACCCTAGCGTTAGAGAAAAATCTTCCGAGAAAGAATTTCTCTTACCTTAAGGTTATAGGGAAGGCGTTTCCCTATAAGGAAGGAAGTTCCTATCTTAAGGCGAAACTAGACGAAACTAATATCGACGAAAACGTCGAATAAATTTCGACGAAAACGTCGAGAGCTAAGTCTCTATTTCGCTTAAGGTTAAAGCGATCCTAAACTCGATTCGACGAAAACGTCGCTAGACTTTCGACTATATCGTCGAATATCCTTAAGGTATATCGCTTCGTTATAACGCTATCGGTAGGGACTATAACGCTACCGTTAAGGTAAAGTAAGTCCCTATTTCGCTTAAGGTTAGGAAGGAAAAGGTAGAGAAAAACGTCTTTTTTATCGTTTCGTTATAACGCTACCGATATACCTTAAGGCTATAACGAAATAGCTCGAAAGAAAATCGAAACTTTTTTAACTTTAGGTTAAATAGAGACTTAGGGCGGTTTTCTCGAAAGGCTAAATCCTAGCGGCCCGGTAATCGCTATACCTTATCGCGTAGTCGAGAACGAAACGAAACGCTAACGAAAGGGGAAACGAAACGAGTAAAAGGAATCTAGGGAATAGCGGAAACCGAAAGAGTCGGATAAACCGCTAGACTAGATCGGAAACGAGCGAAAGCGAAAGGTTTCCTAAAAGGTCCGATACCTACCGAAAAGGTATTACTTCGATTTTCGGAATCTACCGTTTACCGTAGTATAACGTAAGGGGAAACGCTATTAATACCGATACCGTAGTAAATCCGGAAACGGATTCGATAGATACCGATACCGACCTTACGGCCGACCTTACGGCCGATCTCGATACGGAAGCCGTAGACGATACGGAAGCCGTAGACGATACGGAAGCCGTAGACGATACGGAAGCCGTAGACGATACGACGGCCGACGTTAAGCCGACGGTAGAACGATACGACGGCGAGATTAAATACGCGTCGGACTTTTCGCTATCGGCGAAAGTCGCCGCCGCCTCTCGTCCGGGGGCGGTAAAACGCGTCCGGATAGGCCTACTCGATTCCGGCGGATTTACTTCGCCGGATAGGGCGGAATCGTTCCGACTCGCTTTCGCGCTTTCGGTTTCCGACGCCTTCGCGAAAAGCGAAACGGCGAAGGCGAAATTCCCGAAAGTTCTCGCCGTTAGAGAGCGACTCGCCGCCGCCGGTATCGCCGTCGGAAAGGGCTATACGCGTTCCGAGCTTTCCGCCGCCGCCGTCGCGCTTAACTACGGTCGGAAGTATTCCGCTTTCGTCGCCTTCCGACCGTCGGGAACGCGATACGCCGTAGTCGAGTCGAACGATAGGCTTAAGCTATTCGTCGTCGCCGAAAACGGGAAGGCTTATCCCGCGATACCGAAAGCGGAAAAGGTCGAGAAGTAGATAAAACTAGAGCCCCTCGAAAGAGGGGCTCTTTTTTTACCCTAACGCTAAAGGTATAGGGAAAGGGATTCCTCTAACGCTACCGTTAGGGTAGGGAGGGGTAGGGGGTAAAAGACTAAAAAGTCTTTTTCTCTTTTCGCACTTGATCGTGATACATACACGCCAAATTTTTTGAGTGATTTCCACCACCCCCGACGCTCCGCGCCTGCGACCTGCGCTAAACGACCTGCGCCAAAGACTCCGCACTGGGAACTAGGAGATTACCGAACTCACACCGCAGAGATTACCGAACTCACACCGCAGAGATTACAGAATTACCAAACTCAGGGAATTAACCGACTGACTGAGGGGATCGTCCGAGGGCTTATTTAACAACCGGGATGGTTGTTCAATTGATCTTTGAGGGATTGCGGAAGGAAATACTCACCATCCGGGCGAACGGTGAGAACAGGCAACCGAGGAAAGCCATGCTGATACTGCCGAATTGCTTCGTTGCCTGCGTGGTGAGATTTCTCGTTTATGTGGATGGCTCGATCTTGCGGTAGGCCGTAAAGATGACAGAGGGTATATGAGCTGATCCAATGTAAATCTCCGTCATTGCGGGATCTGACTTGGCCTCCTACTACGATGGCGAGCTTGGTCATTTGAGCCTCTCTAGTTCACTGAGGATATTATTGGTTGATTGACGTATGGCGGCGGTATGTATCTCGGTTGATTGAAGCTCCATAAAGGTTTTGTCTGTAAACTCTATCAAGGCGCTTGAATCATTACACGTGATCTTCTTGATGGTACAACCTTCGAGTTGCCCTACTAATATCGGACAGATGTAAATGACGTAACGTCTTGGAGTCATTTGATGTCCCTATCCAATACGAAGTTAGCGAAGTCGAGATGGGCCCACTCGTCGGTAGGCTCCATAGGGATTGGAGGTGCCTCGTGGTTTGGTGGATCCTCTCTCCATAGACGAACGACCCAATAGGGGGAATGCGTTCCGTAAAGTGGGGTAGCAGAAAACAAGAGTGTCTTTCGACGGACTAGATATAGCTTATGAGGAGGCGGTTGCTGTTCGGATATTGGGGTCATTTGAGTTTCCTTTTGCGAAACATCCATGAGTGCTTTAGTTCTTTGAATCCATAACTGACTCCGAACTTCTTGCCCCCTGTGTGGGACAATTGGTCTGTTACTAGATGATGATCCGGATATGCGTGACGTAGAGTATCGAGGATAGCAGTAGCAATGCCTTTCCTTTTGTAGCGCGGGAACACAACCAAGTAGAGGATGTTTATCTTGGTATTGTTATCTTGAAAATTATAATAGCATAAACCTACTGGAACTGGCCCTGTGTTAACAAGATAGGCCTCAAGAGAGTATGTGCCTGGGATAGTTCCTTGGCACCAATAAACGTTGAGAGCCTTATTATCTTTGGTCTTCTGCTCGTAGATGATAGGCGCTGTATGGGTCACTTGATTTCCTCAAAGAGATCGAGTTGGAGGACTTGCTTAGGGAGAGGACATCTGGGGTGAGTGGCCCCTACGCACCGCATGTTGCTAATAACTGGCCCGTTGAACTTTTTACAGCACCGCCATTTGATTTTGGTTCGCCAAATCTTAGGACGGTAGTAGTATAGCTCAGAGCAGTTATAGCCGTTGAGGAAGGTCATTCTGTCCTCTCTAGGATGCCGAACTGGATATGGAAGTCGCTACGACTATGAACAATTTGTGAGACGCTAGTATTGAGAGCAACTCCGCACATCGCAGCGAATCTTGGCCCCAGCTGGGTGTCGGTATACTCGTTGTTTAGCTCGACTCTGCTATCCATGACGACCGCGTTTGCTTGAAGGCCAACGCCATCATCGCGCTTGATGGTGAGGACTCCATCTACGAAGTGAACCTCTGTTATGTTCATGATAGTTGTATCCTGTCTGGTTTAGACTTCGGGTTGATATCTACTTGTAGAGCTTCGAACATCTTAAAGGTTAGCGGGTATATCTCGATAAGTGACGAGTCGTTGAGGTCGGGCTGACAGGAGTCCCACACACCCTGCGACGCTAGGGTTATAGTAACGGGAGGATGGCCATACTTCTCGTTGAACTCGTAGATGAGGTTCATTACGTCGGCGAAGTATGATTGGCTCACATCGCCTCCAGTTTCTTACACTGGTTTGGATATCTGGTGTACATCGTTTGCGCGAACTTGGCTTCTTCATCTGACGCTGGCTCCCCGGCTTTGGAACGGGCGATGAGTTTGGTAAAGCGGGACTTGAGATTGATCGGCATCTTTTGCTCTTTCACTTTGGTAGCTCCTTTAGGTTCATATGTCGTAGTCTCCAGACATTAAGCCAATGCCCAAATCGAGTCCTTTGCTCTCAAGGGCACTGGCGATAGCTCGTGGGATGTCCTTCTTGTAATCGCTGAGTTCGTCGTGCTTGTCCGTTTCAAGGTATTCGATTGGGACGCATATCCTGACGTCAACGAAGAATACGTTGTCGCCACCGTAGCGGGACCACGGACCCCATTGCCCTCTTTCTACTGCCTTCCCATTTTGGAAGGTTATGGCTTTGACGTCACTCCACGGTTTGCTCACCGTCGCCCCCTGGGTTTGCAGATGATCTCACTCCAACCGCAGTCGGTCATATGGAGGGCCTTGTAACTTTCAATCTTTTCAAGCCATTCACAGAGCAAGTAGCCTTCTCGTCGAGCAATCTGACCCTTCTCATCAAAGAGTGGATTATTCAAAGCAGATGTCCATGCTTCTTGCCTAGTCCTACCGATGCCAACTACTCTGCCCTTTGGACTCTTGACTACCCAAAACGTAATTGCTGTCACGGGACGCTGTCTCCTAAATCGGTGTTAAGGGTTTTGAGCCATCTCAACTGGCCCGGACTTAGCGAGTCTGGATGTCTTTTGGATATTGAACAGAGGAATTTATAAGCCTTGTAATAGTAGTCAGTCTCGTCTTTGATAAGAACGCGCTTCCAAGCAGCATCCGCGAGAGTGTCTGGGTGGATCATTTGATCACCTGGACGTCGAAGATTGGTCGTAGGTTGATTATCGGTCCGAGTGTTCTGAGATGAGGAGGAAGCATATTCCATATGATCTCTCTGTTCTTTGGTTCGTTGTAGTTCTCTGTGACATCAGCAGGGAGGTCACATTTGAATTTAACAGCATACTCTACTAGCTGGTGATTATAGAGTGCTGAAACGAGAAAGCTGATTTCTGGGCTCATCCTTCCTCCAGACATTGGCGGTGGTGTTCTTGGAATTCTATTGACCGTATGAGCTTGGCACACCCTTCGTGCCTATCAGTTCCTGTCTCTGACATATCCATTGGCCTGTTCTCGCACGCTACTGCTGCTACTTCGAGTGTTTTCAATATTAAGCCTTCAATATACTCGAATAGAGCATCGTAGCATAGCTCGTTGGCAGGATCTTCTGCTATGCGTATTCTTGATATGATTTCACGACATTGTTCTGGTGTTAACTTCATGTGAATTTCCTTTTGTTAAGTAGTGACTCGTGGACTAAGACTTGCCTGTTCTTATATTGTTTGACCCAGTAACGGTGAGTCGGGACAGGCTCTGTAGTAAGCTCTATCGGTGCTTCCGTTAGACATATGATAGGGCCGAGATCAGGCCTGTGTACAACGATAGTATAGTCAGTATCTACCGATAGTAGTCTCCCATCGCAAGGACCGCCTACGCATTGGCAAATCATCGCATTGTCCAAGTATAGTTGCCATCGACGTTAATCTGGAACTTGGCAGGACCGTGCGCAATCATTCCAAGAGGGAAGCCGCCAAGAAGTGGCCCCGGCTTGAGTTTGCTATCATATGAGAACGACACCTCTTTAGCGTCGGCAACGCCCAAGATGAACTTGGTTCCGTCGCTCATTTGGATAGTAATTCTTGTCGGCTTGATTAATCTCTCAGCTGGTGGCTTCCTCAATTCCTCCTGCTCCCTGAAATGTCTGAGTATTTTGCGTTGGGCTGCGTCAGCAGTTCTACTGTTAGAATGCCTGAGTTCATGTAGTGCGTCGTTTAATTGGATGATTGTCATGCGTCTCCTACATATATAGTTGGGTTGTGTAGCTTTGATTAATTGACCAGATCCATGCTAGTAGGACTAGCCAGAAGAGAAGCCATTCAAATTGTGTCATCTTATCCTCCAGCCAGAGCGGCTACGGCGAAAGTAATAAGGTATAGTAGCATCAATCCTTTGCCCTGCTGTTCTGTCATCACAGCATCACCTCATCTTCATCAGGTTGCCTATAGAATGGAATACGCTTTTCTTTCCGGATCTTGATGGCCTGATGGCCTGCTGCTATCACTATAAGTGCTGAGTCGTAATCAGCACGAGTTATCTGGAGGTGTCCTTCGCAATCTTCAATTTCATATTTGTCACCATTATCCAGAGTTAAGTGGAACGACTTTCGATTCTTCGCAAAACGAGCTTCGCTGCGTCTGGTTGGCGGCGGTTGTCTATTCCTTTCACGACGTCCTTTATTGTTTTCAAGGCGTCCTTTATTGTTTTCAAGGCGCCTTTTCTTGGCCTCTCTGTCCTCTTTGATCTTGACGTCACGATATTCCCAGATCTCCATAAACCTTACCTTTCTGAAATAACAGGATTTTCTTTATAGTCTAGTAGATTATACAGCCTGATAGGGGCTGAAAGAAAAGGGCCAAGCTGTAAAAGCCTTGACCCTTCCTGGAGGTCCGTCAACCGCGCCCGTTTTTCGCGGTAAAGTAGTATACAAAGTTGTAGGGCGTGTAACGGTGCTAGTCAAAAACCATGGTATTCTAATAGGTAACCCATTCACTTACCCCTGATAAGGAGTGGCTCAAATGTTAAATCAAAGACAGATTAAAGACCGCAAGCAAGAACTGGTTCGCATGAACAAGGACTATCTTATTGAAGAGCTTATCACTGCAGAGGATCAGCTTGCCCGCAAGGACAACTTGATAGCAGATGATACTGATCGGCTTGTAGCACTCAGAGGCAAGATACGGCATGACCAGAGAATCGTAGTGTCTCAAAAGAAGCGTAAAGGCCAGATGGATAAGATAGCATGGAAACGCTGGAAGGAGTTTACCAAAATACAGATCTGGATAAACATCCTTACAGCAATACCGAATATATTTGGCGCTGCAGCTACTGGGGAGTTTACTTGGTTTATGGTAGGACAGGTAGTGATGAATGCTATCTTTGGTCCTATGGTATTTTATCTCCAGAAGAAGGCTGAACACTACGGGTAGATGGTGTATCTAAAGGATAGACATTTACCCAGGAGATCAGATGGCAAGCTTGACAACGCTCAAGAAAAAGAGAAGTAAGAGAGTTGATCCCAATGCTCTTATGCGGGGTGAACTCTCTAAACACTTCGGCCTTAACGTCGAGGCAAAGTTCGACATCGGCACAGAGTCTGAGGCTAAGACTTTGATTGCCGAGCAGGACGAGATATGGGCTGAGCTTCCGGTATCCACTGAAGTTTTCTTCAGGGATTGGATACGAGAGCCTATGTATCCGATCCAGCAGGAGTTGTGTGATGCTGTCCTTGGGACTACTCCTATAGAGTGGCCTAGAGACTATGAGGAGGCATTTGCTCTATGGGGGAAGGGCTCCGGTAAGGATAGGACGTCTGCTAAGATGTGTGTTTACCAAGGATACCGCTTGATGTGTATGCGAGATCCTCACGCATTCTTTAAGCAGAGTCAGATTGACATCGCCAATATGTCGAGGAACTCTCGGCAGGCCAAGAAGGTATACTTCAATAACCTTAAGGAAGTTGTGCGGAGATGTCTTGATCCCTCTACCAAGAAGAACTGGTTTGAAGAGAGAGGGGTTGATCTTCGGGAGCAGAAGGATATTCAGTCAGCCGAGATCCGGTTGTGTGGCGCCCATAACGGCGTTCATCATATAGAGCAGGATATAACCTGTCACTCGTTGGACTCGGAGCAGAATACGGGTGAAGGGTTTAACTTGTTCTTCTCACTTCTAGATGAGCTTGGGGACTTCGCAGTAGATAATGCGATTGAGCTTTACGAGGCTATCACAGAGACAACTGTCTCTCGATATGAGGGGTATGGTAAGGTTTGTGCTATATCCTTTATGTATAACAAGAATGATGGAATGCAGATCTTGATGGCCCAGGCAAGCGGAGATCCCAAAGTATTTGTTTCAGGTCCTCATACGACATGGGATGTTAATCTTGGACGAAAAAAGCAATCCTTTGCGAGACATTTTAAGAGAAACCCAGTCAGGAGCAGACGAGTATATGAGTGTAAAGTTGACTCAAAGCGATCTGGGCTCATCAAGCTCAGAAGTATTGTTGAGCGCATCTTCAACAACGGCGACGTTGCCAATCCAGTATCAGGCGGGTCGCCTGTGGTTGGATACTATCCTGAAATCCCAACCTCGACGCTTACCCTTAGTGACCTTAGGTTTGTCGAGGCATTCAAGCCGAACAGCGGGTCTTGTTACGCTGTCCATGTTGACCTAGCTAAAGGGAAGCAGAAGGGTGACTCAGTAGGATTCTGTATGGCCCATCCTATGAGAATGAAGGGCTATATAGATGAGGCTATGAAGAAACTTTGGATCCAGATGGGCCATGTAGCTCCTGATGCCGAGGAAATCTCTAAGGGAGTGATATTCGATCTGCTTCTGGCTATCCGCGGCCCTGATGCTTCTCAAGAGGTTAGGCTGGCAGAAGTCCGGCAGTTGATTTATCGCCTTAAGTTCAAGCTAGGGTTCAATATTATCAAAGTAACGATGGATGGGTATCAATCGGCTGATACAATACAGGAGCTTGAGTCACGAGGTATCCCAACAGAACTGTTATCGGTCGATAGAACCTCAGATCCTTACGAATCGCTTGTGGATCTAGCCTACCAGGGTCTTGCAAAGGCTTATCCGCATCTTGTCGCCCTAAGAGAGTTAGATGAGGTCGATAACGATGAGAAGACAGGCAAGATAGACCACCCTAAGTTGTCTTTGGCCCGTATGGCCGAGGAAGGCTTTGATAAGGGCAGTAAGGATGTGTCAGATTCTATGGCTGGAGCCGCCTACACCTGTATTAAGGATATTCCGATGGATTCAGGCATCTTTTTCGGTTAGGAGTCAAGAATATGGAAGAAGTAACTGATGGAAGCGCAGTTTTGAATGCGGCAAAGGAAATAGAGAAGATTCAGGCTGGTTTGGCCGATGAACAGGACAAGAAGTCCAAGAAAAAGTCCAAAGAGGCCGTGAAAGAGCCTAGTTGGATGGCTAGATACCGGGAAAACAGGTATTTTCATCGGTTTTGGGACTATTTGACTACAAAATGGGCTGTTTCTCGCAAGAATTGGCTCAACTTACCGGGTTTTGCGGCATTATTCACAAATTTACTCAGTATTTTCACGGTTACAATGCTGGCTCTGGCAATGTATTATAGCGTAGAGCATCTCAAAAAAGGATCTGATTTTACGCTTATAGTTGCTGGGGCAATCTTGATAGGCGTGCTAGGCTGGGTTAACTCAAGGATTGGTGATGGCCAGACTACGAATGAAGAAAACGTCAGTAAATAAGAATCCAGGGCGGGTTCGTAGTCAAGCAGCCCAGAGGCTATCTTCTGTTAAGTCTAGTGCTAGCAAAAAGATGGGAATAGTGAAGTCTAGGGCTATGGCTGGTGTCGGTAAGGTTGCCTCAAGGGCGCGCTCAGGCGCGGCTACGAAATTGGCTGGTAAGTAATGGCTCTTTCAACGGCTACTTTTGATTCGTTTATCGCGATTCCTTTGAATCGCAAACGCATACTGCCGGCTGTAAGGATTCTGAAAAATGGGCAGCGACGGACCAACCCTATCAGGAAATCTGATAGGCCGACGAAGGCAAACTGAAGTGAACGGTAGAAACGGGACTACCGCAAGAACATGGATTACGTTTGCTATTATGGTAGCAGCAGCTAGTGCTGCTTCTGCGGTATTTGTATTTGCCCAAATCGCATCCCACACAGAGAAAGAGCACACTGGTCTTTACAAGCCTCAGTTCAAGGGCGATTCTGTTCAGCTGTATGTAGAAAGAGTGAAGGATGGTGTAGAGGATGGCGCGAGGCGGTTGGCTCTGTCTGTAAAGGAGCATAATAACGAACAAGTGAAGCAGTTGACAAAGTTACTTGAGGCCTCTTTGCTTAAGCAAGATGAGTTGATGAAGTCTCTACATCGTATAGAGGTTGATGTAGCCAAACTAAAGATGAAAGCAGGGATCGAATGATTTCATTCCTCAAGATAGCCACTAATCGTGGCAATCCCGCCAACAAAAAGAGCTTCGTCTCAGAAGACGAAGTTGCTGGTGGTTTCGGGTCTACAGGTAGGATGATGGGCAAGTCAAAAGGCTTGCGGGCGGACCAGATGAGGAAGATGTATGAGAGGAATGTCTGGGTCCGGGCAAGTGTAGACCGTATTGCTACGAAAGTAGCGGGTGTCCCTCCTATTATAAGGGGATTCCGTAAGAAGGATGCCGGGACGAAGCTGACGACTCGCCAGAAGAGACAGAAGGAACGTCTTGAGGAGCTTTTCGCCAATCCGAACTCCAGCGATCAGTCTTGGTTCGACCTCACCGAACAGAGGGTGAAGGATATTCTGATCTTTGGGCACCATGGGTTAGAATTGCTCCCCGATATGATCAACGGTGAGGTTGTTGAGGTATATAACGTCACCGGGTCAGAGATCAGGCCGAACTTTGATAAGAAGGGTCAGTTCAAATCAGAGAAGGATGCTTATAGGCAGTATCAGAGAGGGGCTGTCGTAGCTAAGTGGCCTAAAGATGACTTTATGTGGTTGCGTGGTGGATCGGTAGCTCACTCGATTATGCCTATCTCTCCTTTAGAGACTCTACGGCAAACGGTCACGGCAGAACTCTACGCCTCCCAGCATAACCTGGACTTCTTCGCCAATAACGCAACTCCGCGACTGGCGGTGATGTTCGACAATGTTGGTGCCGGACAGGGCCAAGAGGCTCTTAATAGGGCAAAGGCATGGTGGAACAAAGAACTTCTCGGGCAGCCTCATAAGCCGATTATTATGGGCTCTGAACAAGGTAGTGTGAGTTTAGAGACTCTGAATGTCTCGAATAGGGATATGGAGTTTCAGGCTTACTCATCTTGGTTGCTGATGAAGATAATGGCGATCTTCAAACTTCAGCCAGTAGTCCTTGGAGTTGTGCTCGATGGTAATGCTGGCAAGCTCAACTCTTCCCAGCAGATTCAGCTGTTCAAGGAAGATGCCCTCAAGCCTCAGCTTGAGCTTTTCCGTGACTCATGGACAACGAAGGTAATATGGAACGCCTTCGGGTTTGATACCTTGTTCCTAGAGTATCAGGGATTTGACCTTTGGGATGCCCAGGATAAGGCAATCTGGCATGAGCGGTATTTGAGATCTGGTGTCTTCACGATCAATCAGGTTCTCGATGAACTTGGAATGGAGCCTGTTACTTGGGGTGATACGCCGTTCATAGCGTCCAATCTACAGGAACTCGGTGGAGAGGAAAATCGGACTGGTGCCGCAGAATCAGCACCTCCTAACGCGACTTCAGACGGGGCCGACGATACCGGGCCTGCCAGAGAAGCAGACTCTCGACAGAGTGCTAGAAAGTCTACGGCAGCTATTAACGCAGTAAAGGAGATGGGCGTAGACTATCAGGATTTGGCGGATGCTGCTGGTCGTGTTCGCAAGGGCTATGACAGCTTCTATGAGCGCACAATTAGCTTCCCGAGTAGTATGGTCTCCTGATTCAACCCTCCTAGTTTGATCTAATTGAAACCTGAAACCCTTGCTTGTATACTGGACTGTGAGGCAAAATGGACATCCCAAAAACATCGCCTATCGGAGTAAAGTTGGCCTTTAAACGTGGAGGCCAAAAGGCTGTTGAAAAGAAATATCGGGTTGCCCATAATAATGGCTCTATCCAGTTCATCCGCAAGAAGACAGAGATTCCGCTTCCCAAGAGCGGGTATACGGAATTTGAAGATCTGCCGGATGATGTCCAAGAGCTTCCGGGCTCAGGAGCACTTTACTGGATGGAGTGCTACAATTTGGCGCTGAAAGCGGCCTACCCAGAGATAGCTAAGGATTTGGCCTGGAAAGCTGTAAAGCGTCGCTACTACTGTAAACAAGGCGTTTGGAGAGCAAAAATGGATAAGGTAGAAAAGGTCGGCACCTTTAAGGCCACGATGAGTGCCAAGATCCGCAAAGCAAAGCGGGGCGGCAAAGCCATCTATTATATAGAGGGGAAAGCATCAGATACCTCTATTGACCTTGAAGATGACAGGATGGGCCCTGAGTTCATCAAGACAATGCAGGAAACTGCTGTCGGCCTGAACATCTACGTTGATCACGATCACTCTTTGGATAAAACAGTTGGCGTGATCGTGGAAGCTGGCGGTGATGAAGACAACTTCCTTATCAAAGCACGCCTGGAAGATCCTGAGAAGAATGAGGATGTTGCGAAGCTCATCAGCAAGAGTGACACCGGGATTAATATTGGCTTCTCCATCGGCGGTCGCATCCTTAAAGCCGTGAAGGCATTCGATGAGCTTCTCGGACGCAGTGTAAGGTCGATCGTCAAGGGCATCCTCGCGGAAGTATCGGTAACGACGATGCCGGCGAACGTCAACGCCCTCGGAGCAGAGTTGTCTATGGCCAAGTCGCTTAGTAAGGCTTTGGATGATCTGGAAAATGAGGGCGTTTTTGATACTGAATATGAAGAGATCGTCAAGATCCTGGAAGAAGTGTTCGAGATGGATCAGGTTCGCCGTGCTCTCGGCAATCTCACCTGGTCCTTTATCGACTTGAACCTGGATATCGTCCATTCGTCTGATCTTACACCAGATCAGAAGAAGGAAAAGATTCTTCAGGTTGCTGGTGAATTCGCAGATGTCGTAGCATCCCTATCAACCCAACTCGCAGATTTAATTGCGGAGCAAGAGAACTTCCTGGAGGCAGGCGAGGCCGCTTGATCCCAGGTTGTAAAAGGAGGTGAAACCGTGACTGAGCAGGAAAAAGCTAACCTCACCAAGTCACTCGGTGAAATGATCTCCAAGGCAATTACGACTGCTGCTCCTGAGAAGGAAGAGAAGAAGGACGAGCAGACGGATGTCGCCGAGATCACCAAGGCGGTGACTGAAGGTGTCTTGACCCAGCTGCAGGCAAATCCAGTCTTTAAGGCTCTGGAGGGAGTCCAGAAGACTGAGGAGCCTGACGAGCAGGCCGAGATGAAGAAGTATGTGCGTCGGACGGTCCGCAAGGCTGTCGCTGATGCCCTGGAGACGGCATTCCCGGTGATCATCGAGGGCGTGAAGAAGTCGGTCATGGAGATGTTCGGTGGAGAAGATTCCATCAAGAAGGTCAATATGATCGGATCGAAGCTGCAGGTCGTGTCCAAGAAGAAGGGCAAGGCCCCGGTGGAGGATGTGGACGAGGACGACGATGAGGATGAGGACGATGGCGACGATGAGCCCGTCCAGAAGAAGAAGCGCTTCAAGAAGCGCGGCGAAGAGGATTCCAGCGGCGGGTTCGGCAAGAAGGCTTCGCTCAAGCAGCTTGACAAGGGGCTCGGAACTCGTGCCCGCGGTGCTCTGAAATAATAACCCTGCTATGGGGCAGGTTGTAGCACTTACAGCCTAATTGGGCTGAGAGTCTGATCCGGAAGGGAGGTGGAACAAATGGATGAAGAGAATGAAGTTGTCCTAGTGCTCGGCGATCTGGATGATGCCCTCGAAAAGCAGCAGTCGACTACGGCTGGTGTGGGTGGTGACTTTCTTCCGGTTCCGCTGGCGAATACCTTTATTGACCTCGTGAGAGATCAGAACTGGGTCCGCCAGCTGGTGCAGGCCGTGCCGATGGGTTCCAAGACTCTTGACTTCCCGAAGATTCTGAGCGGTCCTTCGGTGTATTACGAGTCGGCTGAGAATGCTCAGGCAGTTGAAACGAGCATGACCACCGGTTCGGTGCGCCTGACGGCCAAGAAGTTCTTCGCGCAGTTGAAGGCCTCAGAGGAACTCTTTGAGGATGCAGCTTTCGATATGGATTCGATTATCCGGCAGCACTTCGTGAACTCTCTGGCGGACGCAGAAGAGGAAGCGTTTATCTCCGGTGATTCGGACCATGCGGCAGCAGCAGGAACTCCGGCAGCGGCTACGGCGCAGAACTGGTATGCGAAAGACCATCGCCTGATCTTTGATGGCCTTCTGGCTCTCGGCCAGGCTTCTGGTGCGGCAACTGGCGTTAACGGCCTCGGTGGTTCGATGACCGCGGCGTTGGTGCGTCAAGCGATCTATGAGCTTGGCGTTTATGCCCGTTCCATGAAGGATGTAATTATCCTTCTGAACCCGTGGTCGGCGAATGAGCTGATGGACGACTCCAAGATCGTGACTCTCGACAAGTATGGCCCGCAGGCGACGATCTTTACCGGTGAAATCGGCAGGCTTTATGGGCAGGTGCGTATCCTGGCCTCTCCTTACCTGGCGAACGGAAAGGGTGTGTTCTTCCACAAGGGGAACCCCCTGATCGGTGATCGACGTATGGTGCGACTGAGAGGTGAAGACGTAATCGAGTATGACCAGCGCAGGTTGGTTATCTCGGAGCGGATTGACTTCGTGATTCAGTATGCCGACGCGGTTGGCGAGATGTTCAACTTGGACCGTCCTGGCACTGGCTCCTAATCTACCTGATTAGGTCAGGTCCATGAGGGAGGGGCTATTTGGCCCCTCCCTTTTGTTGTATATAGGTCTAGGAGGTGATACCATGAAGGAAGTCTTTAAGGAGGCCAAAGGGGTAGCTTCTAGACCTACAAAGAAAGCAAGGCTTGGAAGTAAGCCTAAAGAGAAGGATGAGAAGGCTCAGAAAGACGGCAACTGGAAGAGAGGTTAAGAGTGATTCCTTTAGTTGGCGCGCTAATCAAAACGGTAACAGGCGGATTGGTTCAAAGATTTGTCACAGATCCTTCTAAGAAGCAAGACGCCGAGATTGAGATTGAGAGATCCATTCTCAGAGCCGTTTCTGAAGCCAATACGGCTCAGATGGCCGTCAACGAACAGGAAGCCCAGCATAAGTCGGTTTTCGTAGCAGGATGGAGACCGTTTATTGGTTGGATCTGTGGTCTTGGGATAGGATTTCAATTCATCGCTCGACCTATATTGAACTGGATCCTGTTGATCGCAAGGCCTGAAACACCTCAACTACCATCTATAGACATAGAAGCAATATTGACCCTCGTTATGGGGATGTTAGGACTCGGAACCCAGCGAATGCTTGAAAAGCGCTGGGGCGTGGCAAGAGAAAGTGACCCAAGGAGGAAATGATGGCCCTGTCTCCCGTAAGAGAAGTGACGAACCCTGAGACTCTGACCAGGAATATCAGGACTCGTGGCCTGAAGAAGTTCACAGAGCCGACGAAGCACAATGTTCACGATGACTC